TGGTGAAATAAAAGATTTAATTGATGGATATTATCTAACTAGAAAAGGCAGAGGAGATATTCCATCTGCCTATTCTTATGAGTGTAAGATATGTACAATTAAGAGAATTGTAAAGAGAAGGAAATCAAATAACAAAGAAAAGGACTGGTATTATCCAGATTGGTAATGTTCATGTGCTGTTTCCCCAATGAAAATACCCTTTTAACTAAATAATTTTAAATAAATCTGAGATTCGGAGAGTAAGGGATGGCGTTAAATTTAGC